CAGCAGGTGTAACCTTCGCATGGAACAACCTACAAGGTGTAAACAACTTGGGTGTCACTGTAGAATCATTCTCAGACGATGCTCTTAAGCGTATGCAAGTTGCTGAACATATCCAAGTTAAAATGTCCTATGACATGAAAGTCACAGGCGCAGACTTGGGTGTATTCTTCAACACTGTTGTTGCTTAATATATTCTTATTGGGGGCTGCTTCGGTGGCCCTCATATTCCCTCACCCGATGTAAGAGGCTAAAATGCTAAGACAAGAAGAAATGCCTCTTCAGTTAGACAGACCTGTATTTGTAAAAGTACCTTTTACTTCTGGTGGTCGTAAGCTGAAGAAGAACCAAGAGTTCAAGTGGAAAGAATTAAGTGTCGATGAAAAGACAGTCTTAACCTTCTACAATCAAAGATGGATTTATCACAATCCTGAATTAGAAATAGAACGTAAAGTTGGTGACGGACTAGAAGAGCTAGATGTAACTGGATTACACGCTGTTGTAGATAACATCAACACAAAGGTTAAAGCTAAGACAAACTCGCAAGCTGACTTTGACCGTAAGAAGTGTAAGAAATCTAAGATTGCAGATAAGCAACGTGGATTGATTAGAAGCTGGCGTAGAACATACGGACAATATGAGGTAGACTAATGGCTTGGAGTTATGATGCAACTGACTTAGATACGACTACTGCATCTGGTCGTCTAAACTCCGTGCGTTTGCTTATCGGTGACACTGACACGAATGACCAACAGGTTGCTAATGAAGAAGTAACCTTTGCTTTGTCAGAGAACTCAAACAACGTATATTTAGCTGCATCATGGCTTGCCCGTACTATCTCAGGTCAATATGCTCGTAAAGTTGATGTACAATTAGATGGTGCTTTATCAGCCAAGTACAGTCAACTATCTCAACAATATTATAAACTGGCAGAACGTCTAGAATACCAAGGCAAGAAAGCTAACGCTACATTAGGTATTAAAGCAGGTGGTATTTCTATCGCCACTGTCGAATCAGTACGACAGAATACAGACCGTATTATGCCAGCATTTAGAGGTGACAGGTTCCGTAACCCACCAAATTATCGTGATGAAGTAGACTACGATTAAGGGGTCTTAGATGGCTAGTTTCAACAGCAACGACTTCTTAAAGTTGGTCAGAGATTTTGGTGAGACCTTAACCCTAACCAAGAAGACTACAGCGGGTACTTATGACCCTGCCACAGGCAGTGTTGTTGGTTCTGCTACAACAAACTACTCTTGTACTGGGTATTTCTATAACTATGAGTATGGAACAGTACCAACTGTAGATGAAGTTGTCAGGGGTAATCGTCGTTGTGTAATCTCTGCATTAGACCTCGAAGTGGAACCAGAAGATGATGACCTTATTTCTGGCAATGGTGATGACGTAAAGATACACAGAGTTACCACTATTTACTCAGCAGGGACTAAAATCTGTTACATCTGCCATGTGAGAGAGTGATGATTAAGACTACACTTAAGATCAACCCCTCTCTACGCAAGAAGTTTGGTGCATTAGAGCAAAGAGCAGAAGACGCTGTAAGAGACAAACTCATAGATATAGCACAGACAGCAGTATCAGCCTCTCCAGTAGATACAGGTGCATATGTAACCTCATTTTCCTATACGGTAGGTGCTGGTCGTCCAAGAGGAAAGTCTTCAGCTAATAGACCAACAGGTCAAAATCCTCAAGCGATGCGTCAAGAAGGTTTCAACAATCTTATGACTGATGTCAACAAGCTGAGAAACTTACTTAACACAACAAGTATTACACTAAGAAACGGCTCACCACACGCTACTGCTGTAGAGTATAAGCATGGGTATCATGTATTTGCTAAGGTAAGGAATATTCATGGCTAGTATACATAACGATATTCGTGCTGCTTTAGAGACAGAACTGTCTAACGTATCTGGACTACCTAGCATTGCATATGAGAATGTTTCTTTTGATCCGACAACAGGTACAAGCTATATCAAGTGCCAGTATGTCCCGACACTCCGTAGACCTGCTGTAAGAGGTTTAAACCCACAACAGAGATACCAAGGTGTATTTACTGTTCTTGTTTATACCCCAGAAGGTAACGGCCCAGCTACTGCTGATGATTTAGCTAACAAAGTTATAGAGGCTTTTGAGGCAACTACAGACATTAGCTTTACTAACTCGTCCGATGAGACAATCATAGTGTCCATAGATTATGCTGAGAGACAGCAAGGCTTCGTGGACAGTCCTTGGTACTATGTTCCGATTGATATCGGCTGGTACATATATAATTAATTAGGAGAATAAAATGGCCTTTGCACAGGGTTCTCGTTCCAGCCTGTCATACATTGTCGAATCAACATTCGGCACGACACCTGCTGGTAACTTTACAAACTTGCCGTTTAATACACACTCACTTAACCTAACTCGTGATCGTGTTGCAGGTAATGAAATTCAAGCTGACCGTATGACACGAGTTGACCGTCATGGTAACACTCAAGTTGGCGGTGATATCGTTGTTGACCTACGTGATGGTGACTTTGACACCTTCTTAGAATCAGCTATGCTTAATACATGGGACACAAGCCCATCGTCAGCACCAGACGTACTAAAAGTCGGTACAACACCAAAGTTCTTCTCTATCGAAGACTATGCAGCAGACATCGACCAAGCTCGTTTGTTTACAGGTTGTACAGTTTCTTCAATGGCTATTTCAATGGCACCAAACCAGATGGTTACAACAACCTTTGGTATTGTTGGTTCTGATATGTCAATCTCAGCTACACAGAAGACACAAGATGCAGCTTCATCAGCACAACCTTTTGATGCTTACTCAGGTGACTTGGCTATCGGTAACGTAGGCTCTTCATCATCTGCTGCAATCATCACAGCTATTGACTTTACACTAGACAACAGCTTCTCACCAACTTTCGTTATTGGTAGCTCTTCTGCTCCATCACTAGAATACGGTATGGCGCAAGTTGAAGGTACATTCACTGCGTACTTTGAAGATGATGCACTAATCAATCGTTTCTTGAATGAAGTTGAGAGTGAGCTAGTCATTACAGTTAATGATCCATCAGCAGCTAACGAATATGAGTTTATGTTCCCACGTATTAAGGTGAACTCTGCTGATGTTGGTGTTGATGGCCCACTAAGCCGACTAATCACAATGTCCTTTGTTGGTCTATATGACAGCACAGAAGGTACAAACTTTAAGATCAGTCGCCCAGAGACTGCGTAATCCCTAGCTAGGGCGAGGGGTGCTGGTGTCGGGTCTGGCATCCCTCACAATTAACTACCCGATAATCCCGATAAAGAAGGAAACTCGACATGGACTTGAAAGATTTAACTCCAAGCAGTGACACTGTAGAAGCTACTATAGTACACCCTGCTACCCTAGAAACACTTACCAATGATGATAAGTCTCCTATGACTATCACATTACATGCACCACACTCTAAGGCTTACAAGGCTGCTGTACATGAGCAGACAAATAAACGCCTTAAGAAAGCACAAGGTAAGAAAGGTCTAGAGGTTACAGCAGAGGAGCTAGAGGACGCTGGCTTGGAACTCTTAGCTAAAGCAACTAAAGACTGGAACATCACGTTTGGTGGTGAACAACCTAAGTTTAGTGCTGCAAAAGCTAAGGCCATCTACTCAGAAGTATTTTGGCTACGTGAACAAATTGAAGAGGCTCTGAATAGCTCTCTGGATTTTATGAAAGTGTAGTATCAGATTTATGTGAATGGGCTGAACACCAGTTCAAACTGAATAAGCCCACAGAATCAGGTGCTACAGAACGTGAACACTTAGAAGAAGTAGAGAGGCAGACTGGACGTAAGATTGAAGCATTGGAACCCCCGACAGAATTTCCAGTTCTTATATCTCATGTCTGGTCTGCCTTTATTACATTAAGCAACAGTAGGTCTGCTGGTTTCTCAGGCCCAAACCCGATAACATACGAACAGATTAAGGCGTGGAAAGATTTGACAGAGACACCACTTGCATCTTGGGAAGTAGAAGCAATCAAGCGTCTAGATGTCGTATACTTAGGGGTAGCTAATGGCTGATGATATTCGTTTAGTTCTATCGGTAGATGATAGAGACCTTCTTCGTGCAAGGAAGGAACAAGAGAAGTATCAGTTTAGACTTGCTCAGATTGAGAAGGAATACCGTAAAGGTAATATCACTGCTGCACGTTATAATAAAGAATTAGCAAAGCAAGCATCAGAGTTAGCTAAACTTGGTGGTGGCTATAATAAAGCTAACTCCGAAATACGTAAATATGCCTTTTCCCTAAGAAGTGCAACAGATGATCAGCTCAATTTAGCCCAAGCTATGGCTAAGTCTGGCAAAGGTATGCGTAGGATGGAAATCCTTGCGCAGCAAGCTGGTTATCAGATTGGTGACTTGGCTGTACAAATTCAGTCTGGTACTAACGCTGCTGTTGCTTTGGGTCAACAGGGTTCTCAGCTACTAGGTTTCTTTGGCCCTACAGGTGCTATTGCAGGTGCAGCCCTAGCTATTGGTACAGGTCTTATTGCACCATTATTAAAGTCAAAGGATACTGCCAGAGATTTAAGTGAAGAATTAGAGAAACTAGAAGAGTCCCTTAATAAAGTAGCTACAGGTGCAGAAGCTAGTATCAGCGCAGGTTTAACTGCAGGTCTGATTGCTGCACAAACGGAAGTTAACAGATTAATAGCCCTAACTCAAAGCGAAGATTTTCAAAGGGCTATGGGTTATGCAGCAGGTACTGCTGAAGGTGCTGTAGCTGCGAGTGCGATTGAACAAGCTGTTGAAGCGGCTGAAGAGTTAGTTGAAACCAAAGACAAAGAGCTTGGTAAGTCTAATATCTTAGAAGCTCAAGAGAGGGTTCGTAAAGCTCTTATAGGGGATCAGGTACAAGAAGCACAGAATTTAGCAGATGCAAAAAGAATTGTACTTAACCTTGAAGAAAAGAATAAGATAGCTGCTGAAAAACTAGAGAAGTTAGAGCAAGGCCGTGCAGATGCTATAAAAGCTCAGTTTAATGCTTTAATGGCTAGTATTGAAGCCAACGACAAATTAAACAAGCAAGCTGAAGAAAGACAAAAGTCTATTGACAGTACAGCTAGGGGTCGTTTAATAGTTTTACAACAGCAAAATGCTATATTAGAAGAACAGTTAAAATATGGTATTGATAGTGAGAGGGTAGAAACCCTCAGAAATGCTCATACAGTAGCTAACTTAAAGGCTTCTCTTGAAAAACAAGGTGTCGATCAATCTATTGTAGATGTACTTGTTGATCAGCAAAACGAGCTACTAATCAACAAAGGTATACTTCAAGATCAGGTTGAAGAAGCTGAGAAGTTAGAGCAGAAACTTAAGGATGCTGGTAAAGCATTTGCTGCATCTCAAGCTAAGACTTTTAAGGCTGATGTCTTTGATCCACGGAGTGAAGAAGGTCTAAGTGCTACTGAAGCTATGCGCCGTGGTATTCAGGTGTTTGACTACGGTAAGGGTGAAGATACACCTACTAAAGGCACTAAGCCTAGCACCATAGAAGACACTATAAAAGCCTTCCAAAGACAAATTGAGACAGAAAAAACTCTTATGACCCTCACAGGTCAACGCCGCCGTGAAGAAGAGTTATTCTTAGACCTTAAGTATGCTAACCAAGATGCTGACATTAAGACCTCAGAAACAAGACTTCGTGGACTAGCTCAAGAAATGGCTGCTATGGAAGAACGCAGTCGTTTGATTGAAGAGGCTAGACAACAGCAAGAAGACATAGCTGATATGATTGGTAGTAGCTTCGAGAATGCTATGATGTCTATTGTTGATGGCACTAAGTCTGTAGAAGATGCCTTTAAGACTATGGCTGCTGAAGTTATCAAAGAGCTTTATCGTGTTCTTGTTGTTCAGCAGATGGTTAACGCTGCTAAGAGCTACTTTGGTTTCGCTGATGGTGGTGTTATCAGTAAGGGTAACGTAGTCCCTTATGCTAATGGTGGTATCGTAGGATCACCTACATATTTCCCTATGGCTGGTGGACGTACAGGTCTTATGGGCGAAGCTGGGCCAGAAGCTATCATGCCACTTAAGAGAGGCAAGAATGGTAAGCTAGGTGTACAAGTCGATGGTGGTCAACAACAGTCTGTTGTCGTAAAC